CATCAACTCAGCGTTACAACAGAGGCGACCTTATGCCAATCCATCCGGGTTGCGACTGCGGTGAAATGCCAATTTACGGCAACACCGATACCGGTCAGATTATTGACCAAGAGAGACTCGACGCAACGCATCAAGCCATCAACGAACGATTTGGTCGTTTTGACTTGAGCGCAAGAGAAATAGATTATCGACAAATCACAATCCACCAACACGGTGAATTGGGACCAGTCCTAACAGTCAAGGGCCAACACTTTACTGGCCCTGACGACATTTAGATTTCGGCAACCCCGCCGATTGCTCGTAACGAGCGCAACAAAATCCGAAACGGAGATTGAAACCCATGTCAGACGAAATCATTGAAACAACCACCGAAACAACAGAGGTTGAGGAAACCGCAACGGTTGACTTGAACTCAGAGGTTGAAAAGTGGAAAACACTTTCCCGAAAGAATGAGGCGCAGGCTAAGGCCAACGCTCAGGCTGCTAAGGAACTTGAGGAACTAAAAAAGGCATCTCTAACAGACCAAGAGCGTCTGATTGAGACAACTCGTACCGAAACGGCTCAGGCCATTCGTAAAGAGTTTGCTGGAAAACTTGCTGAGGCGGAACTAAAATCGGCACTCAACGGCAAAGTCCTCGAGGGAAACGCAATCTTGTCTTTCGATAAGTCATCTTTCATTGACGAAAATGGCGACGTAGATTCTGCCGCAATTCAGGCATGGGTCGAGGCGCATGCAAAATCCGCTGAAATTACTCTCCCAGATTTGGGTCAGGGTATTCGCAGCAAAACAATCTCAGGTAAGTCTCCGATTCGTTCGAGAGATGAACTACTCACAATGTCAAATGAGGAAATCCTAGCGGCCCGTAAAGATGGTCGTCTTGATTCACTCATGGGCAAAAACTAAACCGAAAGGATATGCCAAATGGCTATCGACAACTTCATCCCAGAAATTTGGTCTGCGGGCGTACAGGAATCATTCTTTGCGAACCAGATTGTTATCCCAACTCTAAACACTCAGTTCGCTGGAGAGGCTCGTAAGGGTAACACCGTACACATCATCAACGCAACCACCCCAACCATTACTGACTACGCTGCGGCTGGTCGTGTAATTGACCCTGAGGCTCTTGCTGACACCGAGGTTTCTCTACTAATTGACCAAGAGCGTGCGTTCTCAGTTAACGTAGACGACGTGGACGCAGTTCAGGCTGCCGGTTCATTCGACGCTTGGGTTTCTGCGGCAGGTAAGGGTCTTGCAGAGGACGCTGAGGAATATGTAATCGCTCAGTTGCTTGCAGGTGCTACCAACGGTCAGGAATCAACTCCAGTTGCAGTTGACACTTACGCAGAGGCTAAGGCTGCATTGCAGAAGATTCGTCTACTTATGGCTAAGGCAAAAGTTCCTACTGCCGGACGTTTCGTGGCTGTAAACCCAGCGTTTGCTGACCTACTAGTTTCAGGTCTTTCAGACGTGGCTCTTGCAGGTGGTTCAAACGAACTTCGCAACGGTCAGGTTGCTCGCCTATTCGGCATGGACGTAATCGAGACTCCAGCATTTGCTGAGGCTACCAAGGCTGTTGCTGTTGGCTACCACGAATCTGCTGCTGCGTTCGTTTCACAGATTGACAAGGTTGAGTCACTTCGCAACCCAAACAAGTTCGCAGACATCGTTCGTGGACTAAACGTTTACGGTGCAAAGGTTACACGCCCAACCGGTGTTGTAAAGTACGTTTCAGCCTAATCTGAAACCCCTCATAACTGAATAGAGAGGGGCTGACTTCGGTTGGCCCCTCTCACCCCAAAACTTTTTGAAAGGTGCAGGATGGCTCTCGCAACTATCTCAGACGTCGAGGCAAGACTCGGACGTCCACTAACCGTCGCAGAAACCGCTAAGGCTGACGCATGGCTGAATGACGCATCCGCACTTTTCGTTCAACGAGCAATTCAGCAATTCGAGGTTGGCGAATCAACCGTCCGTCTTTTCCCTAAAGATGGAATCGTGCGACTTGTTCAACGTCCAGTAATCGCTGTAACTAGCGTTGAGGACATCAACGGACAACCGGTTGACTTTACTTGGGATGGTTTCCAGTCACTTTATGACCTTGGAACAACCTTGCCGCTGAAAGTAACTTACGAACACGGCTCAGACATTATTCCGGAGGCTGTTGTTGCAGTTGTCGCAGGAATGGTTGCCCGTACGCTTTCAATTTCAGGTGACGCCGTTGCAGGTGTGACTCAGCAAACTGTTGGCCCATTCTCTCAGTCTTACGCCTCATGGGCCGTTGGTGGTCAGATTATGCTTTCACCGGCTGAGGCTCAGGTTGCGGATTCTTACCGCACCAAGACTTTTAGTTCGACTTCGATTCTAGGAAATGGCGCATATGGAACTCGTTACCCAAACCCGACTAAGTTCTAATTCAGTCGATTCTTACAATCTCCCAGTCCTAACTCGTACAGATACCACTCTAAACGCCGCCGTAGCACCCCGTACGACCACAAAAACGGTTGGTGCTAGTGAAACTACCATTATCGAGGGTTTGACCCTTTATTTGGACGCAGGCGTCGTTGTTAGTCCAACGGACGAATTCACCGTTAGAGGACAACTTTACCTCGTCGACGGTGAGGCTTTCGATTGGCGGTCAGGAATTGGCGATTGGAACCCGGGCGTAGTTGTAAACTTACGCAGGTCACAAAATGTCTAAACGTAAAATCCCAAACTCAGATAGTTACATCGAATTGAACTATAAGGGCATGGGTGAATTGCTGAAATCTCAAGCAATCCAAAACATGCTCAGAGAGCGCATGACAAACGTACAATCTGCAATCCCCGGTTCGGAATTGGACGTTGTTGTTGGGCGTAACCGTGCAAGAGCAAAAGTAAAATTTGGCTCTGACTATGACGAGGCAAACACGGGGCAACTTTCGCAAGCATTAGACCTTGCAGGTGGTCAACGTGGCACAAACGTCGTATCAAATAAACCAACTAGACGATAGGAACCTAAATGTCTGATGCAGTAATTTTCAGCGACATCATGGCGCATTTGGTTTCTCGCCTAACAACTGGCCTTGTTGGAACTGATTATGCAAGTGTTCGAGTTTCAACCATTGCCGACGAATCAACCGCTCAAGTTATTTTGCGTCGTGACGGTGGCTCTCGTCTTTCAAAAACAATCATGACGAGCGTTATTAGTGTCAACGTGTATCACACCAATTACGGCGATGCTGAAAACCTTTCAATTCTTGTCGAGGCATTATTTGATAATTTGCCTGACGGCAACCCAATCGTAAACGTCAACGTGCAATCGTACATTCAAGACGTTTCGGACCTTAAGTCGCAAAGACGCTTTATGCGTTTCGCAGTTGACCATCGTGGTTCAAATCTTGAGGTACCAAATTAAAACTTCGGCACCGCCGAAACCGGGCATTGCGCCCCCAACCTATATAGGAGATACAAATGGCACTAGATTCAGATAACGTAAGAGTTGCTGTTACGGGCGCAGTTTACGTTGCACCTACCGGCACAACTGCACCAACCGCAACAGATTCAGCACTAAACGTTGCTTTCGTTGACCTTGGCTACCTTTCAGCCGATGGCATTTCAGAAAACATTGACCGTACCACCGCTCAGATTCGTTCATGGCAGCGTGGCTCATTGGTTCGTGAAGTTACCTCAGAGGCAACATTCTCAGTAACCCTAACCATGATTGAGACTAAAGAGGATGTTCTCGAACTTTACTTCGGCGCATCAAACGTTTCAGGCAAGTTCGAGATTGACCCATCATCATCAGGTGGTCGCAAGTCATTCGTTTACGACGTTGTTGACGGTTCAAACATTGAGCGTACTTACATCCCTGCGGGTGAAGTTACCGCTGTTGGCCCTCGTACTCTTGCATCAGGTGAGGCAGTTGGCTACAACGTAACCATCACCGCCTACGCAGATGCAGGTGCGACAACTGTAACAAAGTGGATTTCTAGCCTAGAGGCTTAACAAATCTCCCAGTCATCTGATGCGGCGGGTGGCTGGGTTAAACTTAAGAGGGGGCAAGATTTTGGGATGGGATTACTCGTCCGGTCTTGCCCTCTCTACCACCGCATAAATTAAACCATTCAAACAAAGGAACCGCATGTCTTACAAATTTGAACTAAACGGTAAAGAATACGAACTACCTGACTTCAACAACCTGCCAATGGGTGTTATTCGTAAGTCACGCAAGTTCACCAACGAACTAGATTCAGCGTTCTCAATTATTGAGTCTGTTGCCGATGGCAATGCAGACCTTTTGGACGCACTAGACAAGTTGCCAGTCTCAGAATTTAACAAGGTTCTCGAGGGTTGGACAACCGGTGCATCGCTGGGGGAATCCTCTGGGTCCTCGAACTAATAGAGGACCACAAATCCGCTTTTGCTTATGATTTCCGAAATCGTTTTCAGATTTCGTATAAGGAAATTGGCAAATCTATTGGGTTCGATGAGGCCCTGCACCTTGTAATGATTTTGATGCAAGACCCGACGGCTTGGCTTTCGGCGTCTATGCGTAAATGGCAGTATCCGGCCTCGTACGAATTTATTGCGCTCGCCGCAACGTACGACATCCATGCCGCCGTGAATAGTAAAAATAAACCTAAACCTTTTCCTCGCCCTTGGGATGAACAACCGGTGCGTAAAGGTACTACAACTCAAAACGCTCGAAAGATTTTGGCTAAGGCCAGAGATGGAGACCTAGAATGGCAGAACAAGCCTACGCCTACGTAACGCTCATTCCCGTCGCTAAGGGTTTCCAGCAAAAGGCCGCTCAGGAACTTTCCGGGCTTGGTGGAATCGGCGGTGGCCTTGGTGACAAGGCTGCCAAGGGTTTCTCTACCTCTTTCGCAGGTTCTCTTAAGAAACTGATTGGTCCGGCTGCGCTTATTGGTGCTGGTATTGCCATTGGTAACTTTTTTGATTCAGCGGTAAAGGGTGCGTCAAACTTACAGGCTGAGTTTGAGGGTGTGAATCAGGTATTTGGTGCATCGGCTAAAGTTGTCCAAGATTATGCTAAACAAGCATCTAGCCTTGCGGGTCTGACTGAGGTTGAGGCTCTACGTGCATCGAAGTCTATGGGCTTGTTTGCTAAGTCTGCGGGTTTGTCAACTGGTGGTGCGGCAAAGTTCTCAACAGACGTTGATCAACTTGCTGGAGACCTTGGCTCCTTCAACGACGTTCCAACAGGC